CGCAATCTGACCTTGATGGCCTCAAGACTCAAGAGGGCCGCGACGTGACCGAAGATGACATTGCGACGACTCTGAAGGCGCATCCAGAAATCGACCGCGCGGCATTGATTCAGCAACTCCGTGGGCGTTGATCTACTCGCAGGTCGAGAGCCATTCGTAGGGCCAACTCAAGAGCAGGCCCGGTCATCTCCCGGCGTTGATCTTCTCTCTCCTGCGCCGCCACCGACGCTCACCGAGCGCGCGAAGGGCTACGGAATGGGCTTAGTCGGCGCGGTGAAGCGCGGGCTAGGACTCGTCGCAGCCGATCCATCGCAGCTTCTTCGATTGGCTACAAATCCAGTTGCCGAAACCCCGCGCGTTGTCGCCGACACTGCGCTGCAGCCGCTCTCTGGCATGGCGACGGGCGCCGTCAATGAAGCGGTACGCTTTGGCAAGGCGGCGCTCAGTCGCGACCCGAATGATCGCAGCGACGTGACCGATCCCGATACGCTGCCCACGTATCGATCTCAAGAGCCCATCGGCCAAGCCGTGAACGATGTCATGGGTGCCGCGACTAAGCCGATTTCGGACGCCCTCAATTGGAGCGCGGACACTAGTAACGTAAATCCCAAGGTGCGAGCCATGGGACACGGTCTCAAGGCGCTACTCAACGCCGTCTCGCTTTACCAAACGATCGGATCGGCTCGAGGCACCCAGAACCCGCCGGAGCCTGGACCTACGCTCGACGAGATGCGCGACACCAACGCAGCGCAATGGAGTGCGGCTCGAAACGCGGCTCCCGATGAGCTTCTGCCGATTGGAAAGAGCGCCGAGAATGCCTATGGCCCGCTCGTGAAGTCGATCGAAGAGAATCTGCGCGACAAGGGCTATCGCGAGAGCTTGCATCCAGTCACGAAGGACGTTCTCGATGCGTTGTACGAGGAAGGCACGAGGCCCGAGGATTTCTCGAACGCCACGGGCGTGATGTCTATGCGCCGAGTGCTATCGAACGCTCGCAGCGCCGCCTGGAGAGCCATGAAGTCTCCGTCTCCTCCGAAAGGAGTGGACGCCGGTACCGATTACTCGATGGTCACGGACGCTCTCCGCAAGTACGATGATATGATCGAGCAGAACATGCCTAAGACCGGAGCAGCGGCCGCCGAGGCGCGATCCGGTTTCTCTGCAATCAAACGAGCTGAGACACTGAACGAGCTGATTGACGACGCGAAGCTCCAATCCAACGGGCAAAACCAAGCCGGATTTGAAAACACTCTTCGGCAAAAATTCCTTGGCCTCGCCAAGAATCGTCGGGAAATGGCTTCCTTCTCTCCCGAGGAGCAGGCCGCTATCCGTCAAGTCGCCGGCGGCCGAGAAGGCGTCTCTGGCGACGTACAGACCACGCTCAGGAACGCCGGCCGCGGCGCGGTCCGGGGACCCGTCGGCGGTATCGCCGCGGCCATCATGGCGCACGGCGGCGGTCCGCTCGGGCTCGCCTACGTGCTCTTTACCGAGGCTGCTCGTAAAGCTGCCTCTGATATGCGCTTTGGCGATGCTCTCGATGCTGTCGATCTTGTTGCCCGGAGGGGTCAAGAGGCGGCGCCAGTCACCTACCGATTTGCACCGCAATCGGAGCCGCTTGCGATCTCAGCCCCAGGCGCGCGACAGCCAATCGCCGACGAGCAGAACGCCCTCGGTCTCGTCGGCCGCGTGTCACGAGCGGTGCGCTGATGCCGCTTTATTCCTATACCTGCTCGAAGGGCCACGAGCAGGAAGAGTATCGGAAGATCGCGACGCGCGACGACTGCCCGCGCTGCCGCACCTGCCGCCGACAGACGACGCGCATCTTCTCGCGCCAGCACGTGAAGGTGTTCACCCCGTACAAGGCGGTCGGCGCTGAGCGCGGCCGCGTGATCAAGAATAGCGCCGACCACCGCGCCTATCTTCGCCACCACGGGTACGAAGAGGTCGGCAACGATCGCTCGATGGCTCCGCCGCCCGATGATCCCGACTACGAACAACAGCGCGCGAAAGAGTTCGCCGACGCGTTCAAAGATCTGTCGCACTCACCCGCACTCGACTGATCCATCCGGTATTTTTTCACGTAGCGCACCACTTGCGCCGCGCATTAACTTGCGCGCGTGCCAGAGGAAACGTCACTCCATGACGATCTAGCCGCCGGTTTCGAGGGCGCGGAAACGTCTGCCCCCGACACCAGCCAATCGGACACGCCAGCACCGTCAGCGACGCCCAGCGGTGATCCGAGCCCTCTAGAAGCTCCCAAGCACTGGACCGAAGGTGATCGAACCCTTTTCGGCTCCGCTGCGCGACCGATTCAAGAACGTTGGATCGCCCGCGAGAAGGAATACCGAGATGGCTTCAATCAGCGCGGCCAGGAACTCGCCGGTTTCAAGCGCGAGAGGGATGCGTGGAACGAGCTGTTCAATCCGTTCGACGGTGACCTACGTCTGCAAGGGCTCAATCGCCACCAGTACGTGCAGTCATTGATCGAGTGGAACCATCGTTTCCACGAGAACCCCGCCGCCGCGATCCGCATGGCAGCAGAGCAGCTCGGGGTCGACCTGAAAGGCTTGCTCGAAGCACCCGCACAAACCGATCCAGCGCTCGCGAAGCTGCGCGACGAGTTGACGGGCATTCGCTCGGAACTCTCGCAGCGCGATTTGCGAGCGCGCGAGGCCGAGTTCAAATCCAACCAGGACAAGGTCGCGTCGTTCGCAGACGAGAAGGGACCGGACGGCAAGCCGCTCCGGCCGTACTTCGATGAAGTCGCCGCCGACATCGTGAAGCTGCTCCAGGCCGATCGTTCGATGGGCCTCGACAAAGCGTATGACCGAGCCTTGCGGATGAATGACGACGTCTGGGCGAAGGTCCAGGCGGGCAAGTCTCGCGCGAACAAAGGCGCGGAGGATCGAGAGCGGCAGCAGCGCGTCGATAAAGCGAGGCGGGCCGCAGCGGGTACTGACAGCGGGACGGTTGGGGCGACCAAAAAACCCACCCTGCGTGAGGAGCTGGCGTCGGCCTTCGAGGGCTACGGCACCGCTCACTAGCGCGCTGACGAGGTAACTCGCAAATGTCCTCTCCGAACCTTTCCGAAATCATCACCACGACTCTGCGCAATCGCAGCGGCGAGACCGCCGACAACGTCAGCAAGGGCAACGCGCTCTTGTCGACGCTCAAGGAGCAGGGCTCGTGGAAGTCCGTCACCGGTCGCACGATCGTGCGCGAGCTCGAGTACGCCGAAGGTCGCTTCGCCTGGTACGCGGGCTACGACACGATCGACATCACTCCGGCTGATGTGATCACGGCGGCGGAGTTCAACTACTCGCAAGCCGCGGGCGTCGTGAGCGCGTCGGGCCTTGAGATCGACGTCCAGAACACCGGCAAAGAGCAGATCATCGATCTCTTCGAGGGCCGGATCAAAAACGCCACCCACACGATGAAGAATCAGGTGACGTTCGGCATGTGGTCGGACGGCACCGCCTACTCGGGCAAGATCATCGGCGGCTTGCAACTGCTCGTAGCCGATGCGCCTGCGACCGGCACGGTCGGCGGCATCAACCGCGCGAACTTCCCCTTCTGGCGTAACCAGTTCTTCCGTGCGAACACGGACGGCGGCGCCGTGATATCGGCCTCCAACATCCAGGCGTATCTCGATGAGATCACGCTGCGCTGCACGCGCGGTTCGGACAAGCCGAACATCTACATGGCCGACAAGACGGCCTACAAGTTCTATTGGAACTCGCTCCAGGGCATCCAGCGGATCACGCAGCCGAGCTCGTCGAAGCAGGGAGCCGGCTTCAAGAACCTCGACTTCGCGGGCTTCCCGTTCTACTTCGAGGACAACCCCGGCATCCCGGCGAGCCACGTGTACGCGCTCAACACCGATTACTTGCAGTTCTGCTACGCACCGCGGCGCAACTTCTCGCCGCTGCCGCAGGAGCGCGCATACAACCAGGACGCGTTCATCCAGCTGATCTTGTGGGCGGGCCAATTCGTCGCCACGAACTGCTCGCTTCAGGGGGTGCTGAACAACAACTGAGCGGCGCTCGGTAGTTCAAAGCACAACCCAGGAGACACACATCATGTTCTTTCCGACCGATCCGAAAAACTTCCCGCAGCCGATCCACGAGACTTCGGCGACGCAGCTGCAGCCTATCAACTCGCTGGTCAAGGCGGTCGATGGCCTGCTCGGCGAGGGCGAGTTCGTCTATCTCGCCGGCGTCGCCTCGACGCTCGCCTGCGATCTCGTGACCTACAACCCGCTCACGGGCGCGACGACCCGCGGCGCGGCAACCGCGAACTCCGGCCTACCGCTCGGCGTCGCGATGTCGCCGAACGTCGCGAACCAGTTCGGCTGGTATCAGGTCTCGGGCGCGATGGTCGTCGCCAACAACGCGACCGCGGCGGCCGGCGCGGCCTTCCAGAAGGCGACCGCGCAGATCGGCTCTGCGGCGGTTGCGGGTACGCAGGTGCTCGGCGGCGGCCAAATCCTCACCGCCAACGGCTCGACGTTCACCAAGACCTGCACGACGCGAAACGGCGATGACGCGCTGCTCGTGCCGAACTTCGACGGCATCTTCGTCGGCTGTCCGGTGTCGGGCACCGGCATCCAGGCGTCGAGCTTCGTCGGCGCGGGCGTGAACGGCTCCCCCGACTACCGCGCGAGCTCGGGCGGCCAAAAGTTCGGCTACCTGAAGCTCACGACGTCCGACCTTGCGACTTCGCGTCCGGCGAACGCCGACGGCACGGTGACGGTGACTTTCACGCGCACGAACTTCAGCGTGATGAGCGGCAGCCGAATCTTTGCGCAGGGCCAGATCACCTAGTTCCCCCTTGGGGCGCGGCGCAGGGTCCGCCTCTGCGTCGCGTTCCCCTCTCTAGGCGGAAGGGGAACGCATGGAGATCCGGGAACAGCGCCGACGCTATTGGTGCGCTTATGAAGCGCTACCGGACGGTGGCTCGCGGGTCGTGTGGTTCTGCGAGACGATGATCTATCGGCACGACACGCAGACGATCGACCGCTCGTGGGTGCGCGAGATCTCGAAGGATGAGGTTCCTCCCGCTTTACTAGGACCACAACCCGAGCCCGATCCGCTCGGCATGGACGACATGGACGTGCCCGTGATCACCGAGGTGAAGGGGCTAGAAGACTGGAAGTCCAAGCGCAAGAGGTAATCCCATGTCGACGGCAGAGAATCAAGTCTTCAATCCGGAAGGCTTCGCGGCGCCCGCAGCCTCCGAAGAAGCGTTCTACAAGCAATACGGTCTCGGCAAGAACGGCCGCATGGTCGATGACGATTCGACGGTCGTCGCGCGCTTCTACAAGAAGATGGTCGAGCAGACCTTCATCACCAAGGAGACTGGCGTCTACACCGAGAAGGAGGTTGACTACATCAACATCGTCGTTCCTGGCAACGACAAGATGGAGGTCGATTGCCCGGTTGGCGAACAACACAAGCGCCGCTTCCCGAACGCCTGGAAGACCTACTGCGAAGGGCGTGAGCAAGAGCGCCGCGGCACGTCGCTCGACCAACTGACGGGCGGCATGGGCACCAAAGAGATCGTGTTCATGCACTCGATGAACGTGTTCACGATCGAAGATCTCGCCAACGTCACTGACACTCACATCGGCTCGCTCGGCGCCGACGCGCGCGAAAAGCGCGAGCGCGCTCGGAAGATGGTCCACTCGAAGACCGAAGCGACCGAAGCGCAGAAGATCGCGGCCGATCAGCAGCTCCAGCTCGATGAGATGAAGAAGCAGAACGGGCTGCTCTCTGAGCAATTGGCACGAGCGCTCGCAATGAACGAAAAGCTCGTGGATCGCGTCGAGCGCCTAGAAAGCAAAGAGAAGCGCAAGGATTCCTGACAAGGTGAGGCGTCGTGCCACTGACTGGACCCGAATCGATCCTCACGATCTGTCAGGACGTCGCTAGAGAAGCAGGTTTCGGCGCTCCGCCTTCGCTCGTCGGAAATTCCGACGACACCGCGCAGCAACTCCTGGCGATGGCGAATCGAGCCGGCCGACACCTGGCGCTCCTCAATTGGCAGAACCTACAGCTCGAGCACACCTTCCCCACGACGCCGGGGATTCCCAACTATCCGCTGCCGCCCGACTTCGCTCGCTACGTGAACGACACGGCGTGGGACCGGACCACCTATTGGAAGGTGCGCGGCTCGCTCTCGCCGCAAGACTGGCAGCGCTACAAGAGCAGCCTCGCGTCGTCCTCAAGCCCCTGGAGCCGCTTCCGAATCCAGCAGTCGGACGTGTGGATCGACCCGACGCCGACCTCGGTGCGCAACCTAGTGATCGAGTACATCTCTAACGGCTGGTGCGACAGCGCGGCGTCGTTCGTGACCAAGATCCAGACCGATGCCGACACGGTTGTTTTCGATGGCGATCTCTTCAAGATCGAGCTTCTTTGGCGCTTCCTGAACCGCAAAGGGCTCGCGTACGGCGAGGAAAAGCGCGAGGCTGAGCTACTCGCCGATCGCTTGATCGGCATGAATACGCCGTCAGATCCGGTCAGGATGGACGGCGCCACGGGCGACGCGTTCCTGCCGCCGCCGCTTTTGATCGGCAATCCGAGCACGCCCGGAGGCGGTGGGGGCGGAGACTTCTTCCCGCCCGGGTTCTTCCCGTGAGCGCGCTCATGCGCAGCGTGAATCGCGGCCTCAAGAGCGGCATCGCGACGGTGCCGGCGCCCGTCGGCGGCTGGAACGTGCGCGACAGTCTCGCTGCGATGGACCCCGAGGACGCGGTCACGCTCGACAACTGGTTCCCCGGTTTCGGCTCGTGCATCTCGCGGGCAGGGAGTTCCGTGTTCGCGAGCGGAATCTCGGGCATCGTCAACAGCAACGTAAAGACACTCGCGGAGTTCAACGCTGGCGGCCTGCGGAAGTTCATCGCCGGCGGGAACGGTGCGATCTGGAACATCACGGCAGGCGGCGTCATCTCCGCCCCTCTAGGCAGCCCCTTCACGAACGACGTTTGGGACTGGGCGCAGTTCGATGACGCCTCGGGTGGAGCTCGCATGGGTCTCGTCAACGGTGCCGATGCCCCGCAGATTTACGACGGTAACGCGCTCGGAGCGATGACGATCTCAGGGTCCGGCCTCACGCCCGCAAACCTGAACGGCATCCACATCCACAAGAACCGCAGTTACTTCTGGGACGACCGCACACAGGACTATTGGTACTCAGCCGTGAACGCGCTCGGCGGCACCCTCACGAAGTTCCCGCTCGGCAGAGTCAATGGGACCGGCGGCAATCTGACCGCGATCGGCACCTGGTCACACGACAGCGGTAATGGACTGCAGGATCTCATTGTCTTTGTCTTCAGTTCCGGCGACGTGTTCGTGTATCAGGGGTCGGACCCTTCGAACTCCGCCGACTGGGGACTCGTGGGCCGCTACACGATGGCGGCGCCGATCGGCAAGCGGTGCATCGCGAAAGTCGGCGCCGATCTCGTGATCGGGACGAAGGGCGGCTACAAGTCGCTCGCGCAGATCTTCGCGCAGGGCCGGGACAACGAGCAATCGGGCGTGTCTTCGAAGATCCGCGGCGCGGTGCTCGACGCGACGAGGCTCTACGGCTCGAGCTTCGGCTGGGACATGAAGCACTTCCCCGTCGGCAATTACGTGCTGGTGAACGTGCCGACCGGGACGTCGAACGTCTTCGAGCAGCACGTGATGAACACGGAGACCAAGGCGTGGTGCCGGTTCAAGGGGATGAACGCTCTATGCTGGGGACTCTTCAACGACGAGCTCTACTTCGGCACCTCTGACGGCCGCGTGCTCAAGGCGAACAGCGGCACGAGCGACGCGGGCGAGTTCATCCGGACCCTTGCGCAGCAGGCGTGGAACTACTTCGGTGACCATTCGAAGAACAAACGCGTCACGGCGCTGCAGCCGTACTTCCAGCATCAGAGCTTGCCGTTCACGTACACGCTCGGACTTGGCTACGACTTCGGAATCCCGGTGAGCTCGATCACCGTCACCGTGACGCCGCCGACCTCCCCGACCTGGGCTGATTGGGAAGCGTCGACAACTTGGACCCTCACCTGGGACAGCACCGGCGGCAGCGCGAGCCCTAAGTCCGCGGCCTCGGGCATGGGGCGCGCTGTGAGCCTAACGCTCTCGATGGCGGCGCAGACGCAGCGCCTAACGTGGCTCTCGACCATGCTGATGATGGAAGCAGGAGGTTTCTGACATGCCTTGGAATGGCTCAGGGGTCTATAGCGTCGCGCGCAACTGGACCGCCGACAAAGCGGCGGGCATCGCCCCTTCCGCGGCGAACTTCGACCAGCAGGATGCCGATATCGCGGCTGCGATCAACAACTGCGTCGCAAAGGACGGTCAGAACACGATGACCGGCCCGCTGAAGATGGCCGGCCAGCAGGTCAGGGACGCGACCAGCGTGCGACTCTACAATGCGGCTGGCGCCACCAACGAGAAATACAGCCAGCTTACCGCCAACAATAACTCCACCGAGATCACGCTGATCGACGATGCGCTCTCGTCAGTGCAGAGCGCGCTCTTGATCCAGCGTACCGGGAACGTGCCGACCACCGTCACGATCGGCGGGACTACGCTCATTTGCTCGGCAGCCGTCTCGTCTGGCAACGCGGCGAATGCGATGGGAACCAAGGGTGCGCCCTCGCGCAGCATCAGCGCTACGGACAACACTGCGGCGTCTGACGCCGGCAAGACCATCGTATTGACTGGTGGGACGGCGCAGACCTTCACGCTCGATTCCGATCCGCCGGTCGATAGCATCGTGCGCATCGTCAACAAGAGCGGCAACTCGTGGACGATCGCAGCCTCGGGTACGCTGCGCGCCGCCGGCGCGACGGGCTCCATTACGCTCGCGACCAATACCGGCGCGGAGTTCTACCACGAGGGCTCTGGCAACTGGACTCGCACCTCGTGAGGCTCATCTCGTGAGGCTCAACTTCACGGGCAATCCCCGCGGCGTGCAGCTCGTGCTCCTCGTTTTGATCGCGCTCACTCTTGCGCTCGCCTATTGCAGGCGCGCGAAAGCCGACGAGAGCACGTTCTTTGCCGGCTACGGCGCGATGTATAGCGGCGGCCACTCCGGCGCGCAGGGCGTGAACGTCGGGATCGAAGTGCCGCCATTCGAGCTACGGCTCGTGACCCATGGCGCCTTCGTTCTTCCTGACGATCAGCACGTGCGCGCAAATCTTGGCGCTTGTGCGACCTGGGTCAAAGGCTTCAGGCCGCTAACGATCGGTTGGGGCGCCTGTCTCTTCAATCATGGCGACTACGTCGTCGGCAACTCTCAGCACGATGATGCGGTGCAGCTCACGGCGGGGATTTCCCTACGACATCTTTTTACGGAGCACATCTACGTAGAGCTGTTTCATAGTAGCAGCGGCGGCGCGACCTTCTACAACCGCGGGAGGAACTGGATCACGCTCGGAGCGCGCTTTTGACGTTATGAGACTGCCGGAACTTCTCAACGATCTACGTCGCGACGAGGGCTGGAACCAATCGATCTACCCGGACAGCCTCGGCTTTGATTCCTGGGGCTACGGCATCTGCGTCGACAAGCGCAAGAACGCGACCCTGCCTCGCGCGGTCGGTGAGCTTTGGCTGCAGCTCGAAGCGGAGGGCAAATGGGCGGCACTCATGCATCGGCTACCGTGGCTCCAGGCGCAGCCAGAAGACGTCCAGCGCGCGCTCGCAAACATGGCCTATCAACTGGGCGTTGAGGGCGTTTGCGGCTTCGAGCTCATGTTGGCCGCTCTAGAACGTGGCGACCGCGAGACCGCGGCGGTCTGCGCACTTGACAGCCAGTGGGCCAAGCAGACAGCGACGCGCGCGCAACGAGTAGCCGATCTCATTCGAGGCACCGAAGGTGAAGCACTATGAAATTCGGCGATAAGCTCCGGCAGATTCTAGGCGTCGCCGCACCGAGCATCGGCGCCGCATTAGGCGGACCACTCGGTGGCCTGGCTGGAACCTTCGTCTCCAAAGCCCTCGGCGTCGACACCGACGAAGCTGCGCTCGAGAAGCTCAATACCGATCCCGCGGCGCTAGTCGCGCTGAAGCAGGCGGAACTCGCCTTCAAGCAGCACCTTGACGACAACCAGATATCGCTCGAGCAGATCGCCGCAGCGGATCGCGACAGCGCGCGAGATCGCGAAAGCCAGGTCCGCGACAACATGCCGGGGCGGCTCGCGTGGCTCCTGATCGGCGGGTTCATCGCCGTGAGCGCGGCCGAGATCGCCGCGATCTTCGGCTTCCGCGAGCAAGTACACCAGATCCCGAACGAGGCATGGCTCTTTATCGGTAACGTGAGCGGCTACCTCGCTAACGAAGCCAAGGCCGCCGCTGCCTACTATTTTGGGACTACGCGCTCCAGTAGCGCCAAGGACGAGACCATCGCTGCTATCGCTAAGGAACCGGCGTAGCATGGGGTTGGAGGAAGCAGCTAACGGGCTCATACCGCCGGACGAAGATGGGAAGCCACTCGACCGACGTTTGCTGTGGAGACTGACCGTGAGCGGATTCGTCGGCTTTCTAGCCGTCGCGTTTCTGTGGTCGGTCGGCGTGTTCGCCGGCATGGGATATCCCGGCTTCGCGCGCGCTGGCGAGATCGACGACGTGAAGAAGCAAGTCCAAAACGTTCAAACGCAAATCTCGAACGTGCAAGCGGAATTACTTGCGAAAGAGATCGATTCCGTGAGCGCGGCGCTCTGCATGGAGCAATACGAGCCGCGCCTGCTCGATTACCGGAACGTGCTCCAAGAGAAGTACCACGCGGCGAAAGGCGAGTATCATCAGTCGCCGCCCTGCGAAGTGCTCTTGAAGCTCAAGCACTGAGATTCACTTAGACTTTGCCGGAATCCAGCCGTACTGCTCGGCGTGATGCGCATCGGCGAACCCATACACGCAGATGCAGTGGGCCTTGTATTCCCGGTACTCGTCCTCGGCCTTGCGGCGGTCCTCGGAACTGAGCTGCGCGACGTTCATTAACGCCATTCCGTGAAGCCGCGTCAGGTCGCTGTCTTTCTGATTCATTTCTGCTCCTGCCTTCTCTACGTCTAGCGCACTAAGCGCGACGAGCTTTGCCTCATGGCAGTCGCCGCAACAAGTGTTAGCTCCGATTGATTCGAGCGCAGTTCGGTACTTGTCGAGTCTGGACAGCGCAGCATCTCGCTCCGACGTGAGCCGTCTGATTTCGTCGCGGTCCGCGTGGGCGTCCGCGAGCAGGTCACGCCGCTGAGCAGCATGGTCAATGTCGTCGTCTGGCGCTTGTGTGTGACCCATCGTTCAACCCTCCCTAACTGCCGTTCGGATACGCTCTTGCGGGCCATATCCCGCCAGCGCCAATTTCGCTTGCAGCTTCTCGACATGATGCGAGAGCGCCTTCACTAGGTCGGGGACGTTCTCTACGCTGTAGAAGCGCATCAGCTCCACGTCCGCGGCCTCGCGATGTTTCTGGAGCTGGTCTAGTCGGCCCAGGCTCTCTATCACGAGCTCCGGCACTTTCAGCGCGAGCACATCTTGCTGAATGCTCCCATCATCGCTCGTCCGCGCGGCGACACCGAAGCATTCCCCGATCTGGCGCACGATCCCTTGGTAAAACTCCATGCCCCTCGCGAACTCGGCCGCAGACTGTTCCCATGCGGTCGCAGTGCGAGAGGATTCCTCTAGCTTGCCCTCGAGCTCTTGCACGTAGTCGGCGTTCGCCTTCATCCGCGTTTCGTGATAGCTGCGAAAGTCGTCTAGCTCACTCATGGTCAGTGTCTCCGATAGGTTATCGCTTATCGCCCGCGCCGCTTTTGATAGGGTCCAGCTTATCGGCCGAGACTCCCGAGATCA